GGGCTCTGCTTCAGGGGTGCCGCCTATCCAATTAGTTGATGATGTTGTGCCCGTGATCATTTTATAATTTTCTGGTTTGGAAATCCAGTCTGTGGCTTGTTTCTGATTGGCAAAGCCCGAGAATCGTTGTCCATTGGGTGCCACTATGGCAAAGCCTGCACCGTCTCTGACCAGCTTGGCCTTGGGCTGTGATGTCGCTACTGGGTCTAGTTCTTTCTTATACTTGTCCGCTAGTTCTGCACTGGACTTAAAGCCGCTGCCCCAATTGTCTGGATCTAATGTGGGTTCGATACGGGGCGCATCAGCTTCGGCAATTATCATTGCCTGCCAGAACTGCATCTGTTCTTGCGGAGTTAGCTGATTAACTGCAATGTCTTCTTTTACTTTTCTACGCAATATTTGACCTAGCTTGTCTAGATCAGGTCTTCCTTGAGGAGTCACAGTGTTATCCTTGTTGTCTGTATTTGCACCGGGTGTAGATGGTGCTTGATCCCATTTACCTTGGTATTCGTAATGCACTGGGTCAGTGGTGGGCATGGTTCTTACCCAACCTTGTTGATTCATCCATGTTTCTTCTTCACGACTCAATGCTGGACTAACATCAATGGCTGTGTTATGGAATATTAAGCGTCCGGGCTGTGTTGCCGGATTAACGGGAGTGTATATGCCCTTTTCTCCCCTGCGCCAGCGATCGTATAAATCTTGTTGTTCAGCGCGAGTGCGTTCTTCACTGGTCACAGGCAGATCTCGGCCAAACTTACTTTTGAAGTCTGCTCGCAGTTGTTTGACCTTGCCTTTGTATTGGCTGATATCGCTCGGGGGTGCTGTTTTTTCTATGTCAGGGTTGGCAGCATCTTTAGGGGGTGTTGTATTTGGTTTATTATTGGTGCTGGGTTCACCGCCTAATACCTTGTCTGCAAGAGTGCTACGTTCTTTGTCTTGAGAATCTCGCTCTCGACCAATGCCCATACGTAGTAGATCATTGATCACAGATGTATAGTCTCTTGGGTGTATGCCTAGACTGTCTGCCGGATATTTGTTTAGATCTACGAACATATCACTGCCCTGACTTTTAGCAAACTTTTTAACCACAGCATTGGCTTCAGGATTATAAGGGCCTAGCCAAACATAGACCACAGCTTTTAACGACGAGCGTATGGCTGCTAAATTTGATTCAAGAGCTGCGGCATCTCCTTTGCCCGTGGCAAAGTCGTTGGTTCCCACACTGATTACAGCATAGAGTGCATTGTGAATGTCTTTATTACGTGCTACTCTGTTGGCCACAGCGCCGCTGGTTAAACCCACGGCAGCATCTCTGCGTGTGCCGGTCATCATTTTACTTGACAGTCCAAAGGCAATACTGTCCCCAATAAATGCTATGTTGGGGCCGTCAATGACTTCAACTTTGTAGGGTTTATCTTGTTCAAATAAATCTAAGTATTTTCGTAACAATCCAGAGCTCATCAACTATTCCTCGATTAGATATTTATTCTAAATCTCTGTGTTACCTTTGTGGATTATTAGGGATACCGTGCTGTCTGCCCTGAGGCCAATCTGGCGGCCAAGTCCAACTTGTAAGGCTGTATTTGGTCCCGGAAAGCATGGGGGTAGTTTGATGATAATGCGTTAAAGTTCCCGGAAACATCACGGCCCAACCTACAGGCAGATCATGATTGTTATATTGTTGTCTGGGAAATACTAGGTCTCCACCTTGGAAATCGTTGTTTAATTTTACCACCATGGTAATCAAACTAAGATCGTGATGCGGGGACAGTTGATCATTGTGCGTTGTTTCGTATTTTACCAGCAGTGGGCTAAACCAGCCCGACACGTGGGTATAGGGCCAAACTTGGCCTATTATGGGAAACATTAATTTATAATGCTCTGTAAATTTAAGAAACAATAATCTACTGAGAAATGTAAATTCTAAATTTACAAATTGTAAATTTCCTTTATAGTCTATAGTATCATGCTCTTGTTGATGCCTATAAAAATATCTATCAAATGTTTTACCAAGTTTGATTAGTTTAGCACATCCTTCTTCAGTCATGAATGGAAATTTGATAATGTCATTTTCCACATGATATTCTTTTCCGCAATCTGGATGAATTGCTTTTTCCCAATCTGCAATGATATCATAATCCATTGTCTTCTCCTATGTTGTTTAGCAGTTGTCTAAGTTTTGAACTTTCAACTGTGGCCTTGGGCTTACTGACAGGAATACCAGCCAACGGATCAACCCCTTCTTTAGGTTTAGCACGTTCCCAAGACTGTGAGCTAGATGCAGTGGTTGTATCAGCAGCCACGCTGGACTTTTGTTTGATCTGATTGTATATCTGTGATGGGGTATTCTGCCCAGCATTGCTTTGATACTCATCTTCACCTGGGTCAGTGATGCGTAGTGTGTCAATGTCAAAGTCTAAATCAATCTTCTGTCCTACACCGCTAGAGCTACGTGTTTTCATTAACTGGATTTGATATTTGCCGCGCTCACGCATAGCACGACTGGTAAAGATACCAAACACATTATCTGCTGTTTGAATCTTACTGAGTCCACCTGAAATATGACTGTGATCAAATTCCACTTCTTCTACAGCGCCACGATTCAACTGTGCCGCAGTTACCAGCACACACTGTTTTTCCACCGCTAAGTTACGCAGTTCTTCACTGACATACTTGTCTTTGATAAACAAGTTTTCTGCTGAGATCTTTTTGCTAATTGGCATTAACAAATCTAAGTAGTCTACTAACAATATATCAACCTTGCGTCCTAGTTTGATTTCATATTCTTTCAAGTAGCTACGAACGTCATTGGCTGTCTTACCGCTGGGCATATACTTAACTTGATAAGTGCCCGACTTCTTGCCAATGACTTTAACTCGCATCTCGACTTCATCGATTTGTTTAAAAACATCCCTTGCAGGAATCTCAGTGATCATAGAGTCTACACGCATGGACACTAATTCTTCACTAAGTTCAAGTGTTAGGTATACTACATTGTAGCCTTGTAGTGCCCAGTTCACACCTAGGTTTGCTAGAAATAAGCTCTTACCTGCACCTGATCCACCTGCAAAGATGTTTAACTCTCCACGATTCATACCGCCAAACAATTTCTTGTCCACAGTATCCCAGCCTGTTTTCATCTGTCCGTTTTTATCTTTGATCTTCAGCAGCCGAGCTCGAGGATCTAAGAAATAATCTGTGCCCATGTCTTTGGTCAATCCTACTTGCACAGCTTTCTTAACTAGTTCTTCAACTGGGCCGTATTCACCTTTTTCCAACAAGTCGGCACTGGCTAGAATAGCTTTCTCTAAACCTTTGTGTCGAATAAATGTTTCAAAATCTGTGAGTAACCAGTCATAGTGTTCTTCTTTGAGACTGTCTACCTTTTGAAGCCCTGCACCTGTGGCAGCATTGACAATTTCATAGGTAGGCAAAACGTTATGTTCTACAACATAGTCATTGATAAATTTTGCCTGTGATTGTAGTTTTCGATCAAATAGTTCATGATCGAAAATGCTTTGGCAGCGAACAAATGTTTCAGCATCACTAAGCATCATTTCTAAGTATAACTTTTGGATGTCGTATCCGTAGTCTGCATTTTGTCTAATAGTCATAAGTGTATTATATATTCTTTATATGTTAATAGCAATGTGTTTGACGGGATCCCATTTATGGTTTCGTAATCGTTGTTTGGTATGATATAATACAGTGCCAATGCTACTGCTGGGATCACCAGGATCGGGCAATGACCAAATATATTTGAATTGTGATTCAACTTGAGTTTTATTTGCCTGACTATTCATAGCACAGCCGCCCATATATACCAGGCAGTCTGTATCGATTAAACTCTTAGCTTTATACATGACTTTGCCGACTTCTATTTCAAAACGTTCTTGAACTGCGGCTGCTAGATTACATTGATCTTCCAGTGTGGTTAACATATTTCGATCCCATGTCCATACACCTCTATGAAAGTTTTCAGTTAAAGCAACAGGGCCTACATCAAAGTATTGACCTACTTCACTACGGAATCTACCCGGAGTGCCTTGTTCGGCCATCTTCTGTAACAAGTATTCGTCTTGAATTGGGGTTAGCCCGACAAACTGCGTAAAGGCACTATAAAACAGTCCAAGACTGTTAGGATAACTAGCTGACCACACTTTCTTCATTTCACCGTGCTTGCCTTCCCAAATGGTAGCACATTCAAACTCGCCAATGGCATCTAACACAACGATGGCACAATGATTAAACGGACTGGTATAATATCCAGCGGCAGCGTGACTGGCATGGTGCGGAGTATAGGCCAATGACGCATATTTTAATCCGGCCCGATCTAAATATCGTCTTGGCAACACTGACATGTCAGCGGCTGTGTTGTATTGGCCTGCGTATATTTGTCTTGCTTTCTTAACCCAAGGACGTTCATACCAGAATATTTTATTCGGACCACCGTGTATCAGTGCATTATATATTGCAGTTTTAGGTAGTTCATTTTCTGTAAACTTGTCAAAAGTAAATCGATCACCATCAAACACTGCCAAACTCGATCCGTGATTTAATGCATTAACGCCCCAGTATATCATTTGTAAATGAACGGGTCTCTCTCCCGTAATTCTTTCATTCTTTGTTCTAAGAGTTTACGTTGTTTATACTTGCGCCATGGTGCTGTTATCCACCATTTGAATCTTTGCCAAACCATTTTTTCATCCTTAGTTGTATTTTTAAAGAATTTGATTCTTTACTGTCAATGATGCTCCACAATGTATATATCCTGCCGTATTTTTTTACAGCATCATTGACATCTTTGACATCTTCGCCCCATTCAGGAAATGCCACACTCCACCCAAATTCTAATGCTTGTTCTGCTAATTTAATTCCTGCTTGATCTCTATCAGGTAGCACGATTACTTCTCGTTGCAGTCTGTTAAGCAATGCCTGTTGGCTAGCACCTATCTCAGCACTGGTCAGTGCAACACCACCGATACATATTGCATCTATAGGACCTTCTACTGCTATAACAAATTTCTTGTTACTAGTCTGTTGATCTAAATTAAACACATAGCCAGGTTGTTGTTCACTGATGTATTTTGGTTTACCTTCTGTTATCCTACGAGCAGTATATCCTACAATTCGATTTTGATAATAAAAAGGAATAATCAAACGATTTTGAAACCCTTCTTCCGGAGTCCAATAAAAGTTATAATCTTCTAAGTAAAGTTTTCTATGTGCCAGATACTCAAGAACGGGTAGTAGTTCATCGGGTAGGTCGTCAAGATAACTTACAATAGGTTCTGCACCTAATGGTAATGCTTTGTCAATGAATACCGGAATAGTGCTTTTAACACCAGTATCCTCAATGCCTTCTTTATGTCGCAGTGCATCTAGCATACACTTGTTAATTTCAGTGTCCGAAACGTTTAACCATTTCATTAACTTCTTAACTTTTATGCTGACATTTCTACCAGGTTGCCAACTGGCTTTGAAGCCGCAATTGAAACAATGATAGCTAACCCCTTCATTGATCATTATGCCGCCGCGTTGGCGGGTATCGGCGCTGGTGCCATTGTGATGACAACATACCGCGTTGAAACTAACCCATCCACTGGGTGTTGTTTTACGCTTAGGCGGTAAATGTTGTTGTATTGTTTCTATTATAAGACTCATTGAGCCTTATTTTAGTTTCTTAATAGAACTTTGTCAAGGCTTCCGGCTGTCTTAGTGTATCTAATTCTAAACCAACTGTATACGCCAGAATAGTTTTTATAAAATGTCGTATCGCTAGGCGCAACAGCAATGTCGTCCAATTCTACCCATTGAACACTTTGGCTAGTTTCACTTAAACTGGCATCGATGTAAATGGTGCCGTTGAGTGAGTTAGGATAGAATGCAAAGGTGTGCAGTGCCATATCTCCATTGATTCCGGGTTCTGCACCCAATGCACTGCTGTATAACACGTTCTGTTCTTCTAAGAAACTAGTAGCCGATATTACTGCCCTAGGCTCGGGCATAACATCTCCAACTAATTGAAGTTGACCTTTGGCTCCATACTGGCTGTCTGCATATAGAATAGTCTTAACACCAACATCGGATTCGATATACAACACATAGTTATAGTATCCTTTGTCTAAATTAAGAGTATCACTTTCATCTAATGTCACTGAGCATATGCCAGTAATTGCTGAGAGGTCAGCAACTTTCTCAGCAATTAATGCATTATTCAAATCAGTCATTACAAACTTGATAGTATAATCTGTTAAGCTGATCCTTTTCTGATCAGCATTCTTAATGTCAAATTCGATGACATTATCTATGTTTTTATAAATTTTTACAATACGCTGATACACAATTTGCATCTCCACAGAAAAGGAAACCAAATCCGCTATGACTACGACCCGGTTCGAGTATAAATAATTTGAAATTTTTTGCATATGGTCCCCAATGTATTTATATGGTTAAATTAAGAGAAAACATCGAACAAACACTCCCATTCATATCTGTATTATTATACGGGGAAGAAGAATACGTCGGATTAGTAATTAATCAAGATCAGTATGTTACCAGCTTCTACGATTTGAACTCTATTAAAACTCCCGACGAGAAAACAGTGTTTTTAGAACAAGGTGAAATTTGGTGGTGGGAAAGTAATCGCCAAGTTCCTATTAATATTTTTCTTAAAAATGAGGTTCAACCGTTTAAGTATGCCATAAAGACGTTTAACAGCAAAGACGTTAAAATTTTGCTAGGACCTGTTGTTAATATCTTAAGTCTAAGCATTAAACGAGTTAAACGTAAATCAGTTCAACTAGTTAGGAAACGTTAACTAAATCCATAACTAATCTGCTCACAGATTAGATTCATCTGAACAACTACTGCCTGTGCATAGGCCACAGCATGTGACTTCTTAAAGTAGTATTCACCATCCTCGGGCTTTGTCCAAATAGTCGTCATCACCGTCGTCCAATCCTTCCCAATCAAATGTCTCTTGGCTGGCCTTATCATGGCCAAAACTGCCGCAAGTTGGAGTATACTCGTCGGTTTCATTTGCCGCAGTATCGCGCCGTGGCCGTTGACATGAAATAGTAAATTGCTGAAATCGTCCTGCTCTAAAAGGTCCCATAGCGGCTCCTGATTCATTAACTGATTTAGGTGTTCTTCGTTTTTAACACCTTTATAAATGTTTACATTTAAGAAATCAATTTTAAAATATCCACGGTCTTCTGCTGATTTATAATCAATGTTTGATAAACCAGTAATTGGATTACATGGAATATCTGTCACATACACACTGGTGTTGTGCGGAACTAATTTGCCATCTTCAAGTCTAGTAGCTTGAACATGTGTCAATTGATCCAATGCAAGTTTGCGATCATAAAAATCTATATCAATATCTGGCATTTTAGTGTATGACATCTGTTTCAAATAACATTAATGGTAAATTGTTTGTAAGGAATGTTGCATAATTATCTGCATCTTCTAGATTAGAAAATCCAGTTAACTTGACATAAACAGTAGTGTCTTCTTCACTGAGAATCACTTCAAGGTCTAAGTTTTGTAATGCATCAGTGGACGGAATAGTGCTCATAATTTCGATTCTTGGACAACTTGATTAACTAAATCTATATCGAAATTACGTGAACGAAATTTCTTTTTCCAGAAAATTGGATCAATCATTGCACCAATTGTTTCTAATTGTTCGTCGTTGAATTTGTTTAATAGATTCTTGCCGGATGGACAATTTAATAATAACCATGGAGATATTTTTCCATCTTTAATATGAAACATAGCTCTATTAGGATTAACATAGATAAAATAATGATTCCATGCAGAATTGTTTTCATCGGCCCATTTAGTCATAGTATCAATTGTGCGCTCTAGTGCAGTTTCTACAGGCTCTGTCTTGATTAAATCTATTACAAATTTTTCATACAGTTCTTCTCTACACCAGTGATCAAGTTTTACATTACTAGTTACTACGTAGTCAATATACTTGTCTGGGTATAGCGGATTCACATTGCTGATAAAACTTCCAAATTTTACAAATGCGTTGTAGTAAGGACTTTTAGCAAAGTCGTCATAACTTTTTAAAATCTTTAACTTTTGAGTCAAGGTATAAAATCTGTTATATGCAGTATACCCCATAACTACATGCTTGTCAGTGCGAGCAAGATATCTGCGTTTTGATTCACACATATGAACGACCAACGTTTTTTCTTTAGTGAATTTGTTTCCACAATGTTCACAAACATAGTCTTGTCGGGCTTTATTATCTAGCAAGTTCAACATATCACTCGTATTTAATCGAATAGTTTTTTAATCTGAGAATCGTCATATCCGAGTCTAACGGCATGCTTTTTCAATTCATTAACTGGTGTTATTTTAGACATCAGTTCTATTTCATCTAGTTTTGCATTAGGAAATGCTTCTAATAAAAACTTTGTCTTTTTATTAGTCCCCTTTTCCTTTTTCTTAAATCCAATCCATTCATGAAAGAAAATATTTTTACTTTCATGACTGCACATACAAATTAACTGCCATAATAACTTTGGATGACTTTGTAAAACATACCAGTGCTTATTAAAATATTCGTTGACTGCTAATACAAAATGTTCTTGAATATCTCTATTACCAGTCTTAACATTGCTGATATATCGATTTATGATAAAAAATTCACCCTTGATGCGTTTTCGTTCTTCGTCAGAAACTTCATCCCATAGATCTCTAGCACCTACATCTATGGCTGCTAGTTTTTCTTTTAATTCAAGTTTTTCACTCATGTGTCATTATACAATCTTTTCTGTAGCTTACAGACTTTTTGTATCCCCAACTGGTTAAAATGTTAACGGATTCTTGTCCAGCTTCGCCATATATTTCTGATAGATTTTTATCTTCCATTAGTATAACTGGTTTAAATTTTTTAATTGTTTGCTCTGCACCTCTAATAATATGAGGCTCGTAACCTTCGCAATCAATTTTAATAAATCCACAGCTGGCAAAATTAAATGAATCAATAGTTCTAATCACTTCGTCGCCGCCTTCGATTGCAGGATCAATGTGTGTGCCGAAAGAGTTTTTTACATACTTCAATGATACTTGTTTTTCTTGATCACCTAAGCCACAATCGAATACTTTAACAGATGTTAAATTGAACTTTGCAATATTTTGCTCTAAACACGCACGAACTTTTGAATCTAATTCAAAAGCATATACGTTTTTAAATCTTTGATGTAAGTGATACGACATTATACCATAATTTGCACCGGCATCTATAGCACTGTCAAAATCTTTTACAAATTTTAATGCGTCAATGATCTGATTTTTTTGATAGTCGAGGACTTGACTGTTCGTCCTATGACTCCACTTATTCTGTTTTGCCACAGCCTTCATCAATGCTTTATCGTCGTTTAAGACAACCCAATCGGATATATTATTTGCCATAGCTTAATTTATATATTAGTATAACATTATCCAAGGCCTTTTGTAAAGAGGGATTGGTGGATGCGGCTTTGCGTATGTCGCCCCACATCTTATCTTCCATAATATGATGACTTAGTGGTCTACCATCACTGGTTCTGTGATCATAGTCCCATCCAACTTCTTTACGGGTGTTAGGCTCAGCACCGAACTCTCTTGCATACACTATACCGTCTGCACGTTCGTATATGTATGTTGTTTCTGAATTAAGTTGTCCCATGTTTAGTGAACCCCACAGTTTCTCTTGCAATATCATCGTGGTCAAATTCTGCCCAATATAATTCAAATGCAATGCAATCTTCGACCGCTTCAAATTGATGATATTCCCCAGGTGCAACTTTGGTATATTGTCCTGCTTCTAACATAGTCTCATCAACTAAGTCATAGTTGTTTTTCCAAACACGAATTATCATTTTTCCAGATTCTACAAAGAATCCGTTCCATTTAAATTTGTGTTTGTGCTTACTACATACTCCGCCAGCTTTGGCCTCGATGCGATGAAATTCTAAAACACCGTTGGCTTCTAATAGCTCGGTTTGTCCCCATACTTTACCTTGTTTCATAATATTTTACTCATGTCAATAATTTCGCTTTGTCTACTTACTTCTTTAGTAAAATAAACACACGGAGGCTTTAGTCCGTCAGTTAACGGCACTGCTAATAAATGATTATTTTTTAATTTAGGAAAAAACCATTTAACGTCATTGTAAAAATTTACAATTTCGATCTTATAAAAATCCATTTTAAAACTGCTTAACGGGTTAAAACAAAATGCTTCAAATCCTCGGTCATTCAAACTAGTCAACGGCAATACTTCAATGTCGTTGCCAGTTTGACTGTCGCCTACTGCTATGCTCCAATCAATGGGCATAGTGATTTCATGTTGACCTATTCTAAGAACCATTGCAGGACTGTTAAATGATTCTAAAAAGATTAAAGGAACAAAAAAGAAATCTGGTTCTTTTGGATCACTGTTATCTAACACAGCAAACCTCATGTCGTCGTCTACTTCTTCTGGTAGATTGTTTAAGTCGAAACTTTTATTGTCTAATGTTAATATATACATATTTTTTAATTCCAATCTACTTTTTCTAAAGTAAACGGATATTTTGCTTCCTTGTAAAATTTCTTTCTCGTAGTCAAATGCTTTTTAGCATACTTGCAAGTGCTGGTTAAATCCCATATCTGCACAAAGTCTTTGTCTTCTGCTTTACGGATTCCTCGTCCTATTGACTGAATAACTCGAACAAACGATTTGCCAGGCTCCAGAAGAACCAAGTTAAAGATCCTAGGTATATTAATACCAACAGCCGCGACACCATAGGTTGCAACAATAATTTTGTTGTCAGCAGTTTTAATTTCGTCATATTCTGTTTTCCTATCTTTGGTCTTCACTGCTCCTGAAATAAACACACTATCTTCTAGCTCATTGACTATGAAATTTCCAGAGTCAATCCTATTAACTAATACCAAAGTATTTCCTGTATCTGATATACCTTTAATAAGTTTACTTAGGTATATCATACGATCATCATCTGTTACTAGATATTTTAATTCTTCAGCGTAGGTTGGAAATTCTGGCAAATCTAACAACTGAACAATGTTAACGTGACAGTTTGATAAAACACCTTTTTCTTGTAGTTCATGCGCTTGGATAGAATTAATCACCGGACCAATGCTGGCAAAGATTGCTTGACTTTCAAAATCTTCTTTAGGCACAGTTCCAGTTAGACCCCAACGTATAGGTGCGTTACAGAAGTTTTGTGTAAGTAAGTTTTTCAGCACATCGGCTTTGGCCATGTGAACTTCGTCAACAATTACAGTTTTTACGTCATTGAGAAATTCCGCCAGTGTTAGTATCGTGTGCTCTTGATTTTTACTTTTCTTGTCTAGAATGTTAAGACTTTGCCAAGTGCAGATTGTATGCGTTTTACCAAGTTCTTTTCGATCGCCATAGTATACTCCAACGTCTAGTCCACAGTTACGAAAGTCTTCTTCTGTTTGTTCTACTAGACTTTTATTAGGCACAATGGTAACAGTGCGCCCGTATTGTTCGCATATTTTACTCAGCGTTGCTGTGATAATAGTTTTACCAGCGCCTGTGGCAACTTCTTGTAGCGCCTGGGGATTTTCTAAAAATCTGTTAATGACATCGTATTGATAATCGCGCAGTCTTATAAGC